GACTTTGTGCTTGTCATCGTTCCGGTCTAGTGTTGATATGGCTAAAAAGACAGGTGCATTCCCTGTTTGGGATTGGAACAAAGAAAAGGATTCTGAATTTCTTTTGATGTTGAAAGATCTTGATGCAACTCTTTACGAAAACATGCAAAAGCATGGCAGAAGGAATATTGCTAATCTAACAATTGCTCCAACAGGATCTGTGTCTATCATGACACAGACAACATCTGGTGTTGAACCTTTGTTCATGCTTTTCCCATATACCAGACGAAAAAAGATCAATCCAAACGATAAGAATGCAAGAACAGATTTTGTTGATCCAAATGGGGATCACTGGCAAGAATTTGAAGTGTATCATCCTAAAGTCAAAATGTGGATGGATATTACAGGGGAAACGGATCTTAAGAAGTCTCCTTGGTTTGGTTGCTGTGCGGAAGATATTGATTGGGTTGCGGCTGTAGAATTACAAGCTGAAGCACAAAAGTATGTAGATCATGCAATTTCTAAGACTGTTAATCTGCCAGAAGAAGTTACAGAAGAACAAGTTGCTAAGATTTATGAGGCTGCATGGAAGTATAAGTGCAAGGGTATGACCGTTTATCGCAAGAATTGCCGAACAGGAGTTTTGGTTGAAAAACCTGCTAAGAAAGAAGAAGTAGAAGAAAAGATCATAAAGAACGATGCTCCAAAACGTCCTGCTGATATTGAAGCAGAATTGTATCTTCCAATGGTTAAAGGTGAACCTTATTATGTTGTTGTAGGTCTTTTTAACGGTGAGCCATACGAAGTATTTGCTGGCTTAAACACCGAAGACGGCAAACTATTGATTAAGTGTAAGGAAACCAAGGGATTGCTTAAGAAGCTCAATAGAGGCAAGTATGTGTTCCAAGCTGGCAACGAATCATTTAATTTGATTAATATTAGCAATCATGAGAATGGAGATGCATTGTGCCGCATGGTTAGCACATCACTTCGTCACGGTGCTGATATTAGCTTCGTCGTTCATCAGCTTGAAAAGACTAAGGGAGATCTTGTCAGCCTTAGTAAGGTGCTTGCAAGAACTCTTAAGAAGTACATCAAGGATGGCACTAAGGTTCATGGTGAAGAATGCCCATCATGCGCAAGCAGTCAAATTGAAAGAAATGATGGTTGCGTTATTTGCAAATCATGCGGATGGTCTAAGTGTGGTTAAGAATTGTATTTAACAATTCTACAAAGCAACTCCATGTTTTTAACTCTATTATTGAGTTGGAAACATGGAGTTGTTAATTACATCGTAATACATAGATGATATGCAAGAAGAAATAGTATTTTATTATGCAGTTTACACCAATAGCAATTCAATTGGTTTTCATAAGTTCTGGGGTTGTTTTTTAGTCTCAGTTTTAACATTGAGACATTATTACCCCAATAATAAAATCGTTGTAATAACTTACGAAAACGACAAACCTCCAGATCTTATTTTAGAAGCATCAAAAAAGATAAAATTTGATTTGGTTGAACAAGAACCAGTTTACGCAAAATGCAATCAACCTAATATGAATTGGAAAATGTTTTCAAGACATATCAATTGCTATAATCATGCCAAACTTGAAAAATCTAAAGCAATTTATATTGACGTAGATGTTTTTTTACTTAATCAATTTTCTAATTTTCATTGGGATAAAGTTGGTATTTTGAATGCTGATAATTTGGCTGTTAATGGTGGTATAATTTATTTCGATTCCACAAAAGATTCGATTAAAAAATATGCAGAATTTATCGATCAAGAATACAATGATATCATGAATGGCAAACACAATAAAATCAATTATATCAAAAATGTTTATCCGCATTGTAATGAAAAATGTAGCATTCAAGAAGAAACAATGTTAAGAAATCTGAGAAGAAGAGATAAAGATAAATTTATGGAAATGTTTTATAATATTACAATTCGCAACAATGGTACTGGTGGTTTATCGTTTCTCGGACAGGATAATTTATCAGCAAGATTTAACAATTTACATTTAATGACTGCGCCCCCACAAGCTATACCAGAAAATGTTTATCATTCAAAACACTTTAATCATATCTTGTTAAACAATTACTTCATGAGCAAAATAATACCGGGTGTGAAGCATTGTGATGTAAATTTACCAATAAAAATGATGTGATAAAAAAACATTTGATACTTTATTAATAAATAGAAATATGACAAATTTTAATTTTAGAACATATGTTTTGAACGAAAACAAAGTTTATTTAGCTAAAGAAATTGGCGATGTTCTCAATTCTTCTCAAGAACTAGCAGACGAAGTCAATAAAATAGGTACAAGAAATTTAGTTCGCTACAGTCAAATAATTGTTAATAAATGCAGAGGCATTTTGCAAGGTCACTGGGGAAATGAAAATCGTAAATTTCTTAAGTCTTTACAAAAATGTGCTATCGCTTTGGCAAAGTCTATAGATGAGAACGATAACATAGAAAATGTTCTTAAAAGCACAATTGCTGCATTGCAACAAGTGGTTAATAAGATGGGCGTTCCTGTTAATGCCTTTCAAATCACCAAAAAGCCCGCTGAAATGGAAAAACCCAAGGATGTGGCAACGCAGGACATTGCACCTGAAATGCCTCCTGCAAGCGGTTTTGACATGTCTCAAGCAGCACCTACTAGTCAAATGCCGCAAAAATGATAAAAGGTAATGAAAAATTAATAATTATTTGCGGTATGGCTCATTCTGGGACCACAATTGTAGCCCATGTAATACGCCAACATCCTGATTTTGTTTTATTCAATAACGGATCAATGGCATTCATTTTAGAAAATGATTTTTTATTAAACGCAAATGCTCAAAAAATAGAATCTTTAACTCAAAAAGAAAATAGAGTTATCCTAAAAAGACCTTGGATCGAGAACAATCATACAGATTGGCTGATTGAAAATATGCCAAATTCTTATTATCTTTATTGCCTGAAAGACAAAAACAGCATTATAAAAAGTTGGTCAGCACACAATTCATATGTAAATCCTAAATTTAGAAAATCATCGCATGATGAAAAATCAAATTCATACGATACATGCTATTCCAACGCCATGAAGCTTAAAGATAAAGTTAAAAATTTCATGACTATTGAAAATGAAAAACTAATAGCCAATCCAATAGAAATGTTCAACAAGATCAATATATTTCTTAATGCAAAACAATTTAACTACAATTTATCGGATGTTTCGTCTACCAAATCAATTAAAACTAAATTGATTGAAGAAAGAAAAAAACCAAACATCAAAACTCAAAACAATCGTTATAAAATGTTATAAAGGTAAGGTGTATTATTTGCGGCATAGCTGGCTTTATAGGAATTTCCAACAGTCCAAAGTTTACTTATAATTTTTCAAAAAGAATATTTAAGCTTTTAGAATATCGTGGAATTCATGCATCCGGTTTTTATGCTGTTGATGTAGAAAATAATTGTTATTTTAAAAAAGAACCTATTCCTTCTTCCGAGTTTGTAAAAACAGTTTTTTTTAAAAATCTTAAATATACTAACATGAAGTTATGTTTGATGCATACCAGACATGCTACAGCAAATTGTGGAGAACCAGAAAACAATATAAACAATCATCCTTTCGTTAGTAAAGATAATAAAAAAATCCTTATACATAATGGCATTGTTGAAAGAACAGAATACGATTCGTTAAAAGAACATTTTCAAACAGAATCAACTTGCGATTCAGAAGTTTTACTCAGATTCTTTGAAAATGATACAAGTCCTACCAATAAAGCTTTTTCTAAATTGACAGGTTTGATACCTAAAAGTCAATTTGCAATATCTTTATGCGAACACAAAGAAAATAAAATAAAATTATATCTTTACAGAAATCATGCAAGACCGCTTTATTTCTTCGATATGACTCACATAACAGGACAAATTTTCTTCTGTTCTACAGTTGAAATATTTCTACATGCCTTGTCTTACTACAATAAAGCAGAAAATATAATGAAAGAATGTAATTTCTATAAAGTTAGTCCTTATAAACTATGTGAATTCACTTATGATGATGTTTCTATAACCAGAAAATTTTACTCAATTAAATTACATAAAGAGGTGCTGCTTGAGTACTAATGATTTTTCTGGTCTTGATATAGACGAAATACTTCCAAAAAAACCTAAAAAGGTAAACGGCAAGAAAAAGGGAAATCGTACAGAACTAGAATTAACTAAGATTTTATCTAATAGATTCAATATGCCCTTCACACGTTCTGTCGGGAGCGGCAATCGATGGGCTCAAGTCGATAAAATGACAGAAGAAGCCACACAAGTGTTTAGCGGTGATCTTGTCGTACCCAAAGGCTTTAAGTTTGTCATTGAAAGCAAGGGCGGCTATGACAGCATTGACATGAGTTCCATCTTTATCAAAGGTAATAGCGAATTAGACAGCTTTATGGAACAAGTAACCGATGACAGCAAACGATGTGGCAGAAGCCCTATGGTTTGCTGGAAGAAGACACGCAAACCTTGGCTCGTTTTTGTGCTTACAAGAGATCTTGTTGGTCACGAGTTCGAATATACAATGAAGTACAAAGAATGGACAGGAGTGGCTTTAGATCACATCCTAAAGCTAAACGATGAGTTCTTCTACCAATCTTAGACTGCTAATCACTCAAAATCTGATAAATCATAAACAAAAGATTGTTTAGGAATATATCTTTTGTTATCTTCAGATAAAAACCAATGCCATCTACTAGGGAATTCAGGTGTAACATTATTTCCAGCACCATCAGTAATGATAAAAACTGCGGCTGGATATTTTTTATTTTCTTTCTTTTCTTGCTGGATTCTTTCTTCGATAATATCAAAGTAAGTCCCACCACCGCCATATACTTTACCAGATTTCAAATCTGTTTCTTCTACTCTTGTGTCAAAACAAAACAATCTTATATTAAATTTTTCCTTTGGTAAGCTATTGGCAGCAAGAAAAAATCTTTTTGCTAGATTTATACAGCTTCCAGATGTATCTAAAAAGAAATAAACATTTACTTTATTCTTCGTCATATGGAAATGTTCAATTTCAGCATTAGAAGGCAATATCAAACCATTATGAAAAGAATTCATTCTTCTTGATTTTCTAATCCATTGTTCCTTTTCAGCTTCTTCTAGTTTTAAAGATTTTATTTGCCATTTTTTGATAATTGTTTCCCATTTACGTTTTTTTACTTCTTGGATTTTTCCAATACTCATCCAGTCACCAGCTTGATTGCCAGCTTTTTTAATGTTGTTTAAAGCATCGTTTAATTGGCTCTTTTCTTTTTCATCTAAAGTATCAACTGATTTCTTAATAATTTCTTCCAATTCTTCACTCGACATACCACTATGATCATCTACAAGGTTACCACCACCGTTTAAGCTCATCTGCCAATCACCATCGGATTTTTCTTCCATGGTTTTTTCAATTTCGTTGTAGTAAAATTCTGTTGATTCATCGTCAGGATAAGGAAATCCTAAGTATTTTTTGTCTTTAAAAACAGTGTCAACCCAACAATAATCTGAATTTGGATCAAGTTCTGACCTAATAAAACCGAAATCTCTAACAAGAGCATGATTGACAACTATATCCATAGCAATGTTTGCTATTTGATTCTTAAAACTTTCTAAGAATCTTGTTCCATGTTGTAAAACTATATGTAAAGATTCATGACAAATTACAAACATTTTCTTGTAATCGTCGCACTCTTGCCAAAACTTTTCATTAAAAAGAAAACTAATGAATTTTCCTTCTTTGTCAAACTGAACCGCTGCTGTAGGAATCCTATCAGTGAAAAAGGGTTTACCCATTTCGACAATCTTGTAGAAAAGACTATGATGGCAAGCAAGCTTGTTTTTAAGTCTTTCCCAATCTGAATTAATATCCATTTTGAATTCCTTTCATCATGTTAATAATTCCTAAATTTTCGCATTTCTTCTTAAAATTTAGGGTTTGACTAATTTTAACAGCAAACATTTTGTCTACTTTTACATAAGATCTATTCCATATATCTACCAACAGATCTAAATCATATTGTTTTATAGTTGTCTCCCATTTCTCAGCCACAAAATCTACAATAAATATCATTGTTTTTTCGCAAACATCAACATTTGGATCATCTGGAAAATTTTGCATAACAATTTTAATTTTATCTTTCTTGCTACATTTGTCAAATTGATCTATGTAATCATTATTTGACAACGATTCGACAACGCCATTATTTATATCTTTGGTTTTACTTGATTCTTCTATGCCATTAGAAGCATAATAGGATCTTATTTTCATCAATGCTTTTGGATTTGTACTAGCAGTCAATATGTCTTCTACTGCTGATTTGAATTCAGGATGTTTGTTCTTGTTTGCTAAGATATAATCTGAAATAGACATCTTTTCATCAGCAATCAATAAACATAATTTTTCTTTCTTCAACAAAGGAACGAAAAACTCTTTATAGCCTTCGTTGATGTTGATTATCTTTATGGCAGATACATAGTTGTTTTCTACATTTAAAAATAATTTTGCTTCTTTTACATTTTTTGCTTCATACAATTTGGACAGTTTCTTATCAATGGGACCATTACTAAGATCTTGTCTTAATTTAGACGGATTGCTATCTTTTGGTAGAATGTCTTCTAAAGGTATACCTTTAGCCATATATTCGAGGGCATAATCAAGTCTTCTAGGTGAAACTTGTTTTTTGATGTTTTCGGGTAAATCGTTCCACCAATTAATACTAGTTATTGCTATGTCGTTACCGTATTTTTTGATAAAATAATCTGCATCACAAGCGTATGGAACAAATATTTGATTACCGGGAAATCGATCTTTTTGAGCAGGATCGAGCCTTTCTACATCATAAGTATTTTCTTCATCTTCTGGATTGATCGCAGCCCAAACAACTTTCAAGTTAGGAAATTTTCGACCATTGATGGATTTGAATTGGCAAAGTTCTAAAAGAGCATTCCTGATCTTGCTAGGCGAACGATTGAACTCATCGATGAAAATAGCTTGAATCTTACCTTCATCTATAAATGCTTTTGGTGGTATTATTTCAATGCATTTCTTGCCGTTGTATTCTATTTCTTTTGGAATACCGATAAAGTCAACCCAAGGATCAAGAGTAGATCCTGAGAAATAAAGCCATGATTCATTAAGAACCAAGCCATTGTCTTCAAATACCTGTTTGATAATAGATGTTTTACCAACGCCATGTGCGCCAGTTATCAAGACATTACTTTCGACATCGAAATGTTTTTTGAGTCTTTCTACAAGATTCATGACAACCTCCTTGATTGGATGTCATCATCATAAGGATGTTGAAAAAGGTTGTCAATTAAAGATTTGTAGATTCATTCGATCAGAAATGAATGTGTTTTCACCCATCTCCATGGTGAACCAAACATTGTAAATACCAACTTCCAATTCAGTCGTATCAAGCAAATAATATGCGTAGTTCTTTTCTCTGTAGTCAGTTGGAGCTTGGTCTAAAACAAGCCTAAGATCTTGTTCTGCTGGCACACAATCACCACAAGTCAATTCCATGCTTATCATGACATTCGAATTGATAATTAGGTTTTCATAATATCGACCAAGATCTGTTCCCCTTGGAACATTAGGCGTTATCTGGCAAATAATATATTGCTTTGATCCTTTTCTGAATCTATTGGGACGAAACACGAAACTAAAATCATAAACAACTGGTATTGGCGTTGTATACCAAAGATCTGCATAAAGATTAAAAGTATTGATGATTTGGTTTGTGCCTTCTTCTGAAGCAAACACAACATGCCAAATATCTACATACTTGCCAACAGTGAATAAAGGATAGTCTGCAACTAAATCAACATAATACTTTCCAGTATCATCTTGCTTAATATCAGGAGGACTTATTGTTCGAAAAAGCGTTCCTTTAGATACATCGTTAATTGATGCATCATCAGGCATTTTATAAATTTCTACTTTTTCTATTGATTGCACATTAGAAAAAGAGTTTTGGTTGTAAACAAACAATCGCAACACAACTGTGTCGTTTGGAACTGGATTCTGATATCTTTCTTTTGTTGCCATTTTTATTTCCTACCACCTTTGAAAGCTTTATCGTATTCCTCTTTTTCTTTTGTCTTCTGCTCCACAAACTTATCAATCAAATATTTTCTTTCAGCAATTGTAAATTGCATAAAGTCTTGTTTTTGAACACGCAGATGATAGAGAAAGAAAAACATTTCATCCATCAACGCTTGCCATAACTTCAGGCTCGGACTTAATTCGCCTTCTTGCTCTTTGGGAAGAAAAAACCTGAATCAAGTGGCAATTCTATTTCAAAGTCCTCGTTTGAATAAGGAGATAGCACCGTAATATTTGTTTCCATTCCAAATGGAGGATCATTGATAACATTTCTCATGTAATTTACATCTTGAATAGACAAATTTCTGATTAATACTTTCAATTCTTCTTTATCTGTGATTGTTTCAACACTATTTAGCAAAAGCGCAAGTCTAAATGTCATTGTGTCATCTAGCGCCGTTTCACTAAATGCTTTTATTTTTGATTCTCTGTATTGTTGCAAATCAGTTTCATCTTTGCCTTTTCCAAACCTATAACTAAATTTATATTTACTTTTTGGCAAAACACCATTCAAATTGTTTGGTCCAAAATTATCAGGACATCTAATGATTTCCAAAGTGTCTAAATCAACAGTTGTTGCAAATTGCCTTTCTGTTTCTGGACATTTAATTTGAATGTCATAATCAGTTCCATAACTAATACCACGAAGATAAATCAAAAGAAATGTTCTATCCTGTGAAAGAAGATTTTCTGGTTTAATATCTTCTCTGATACACTTGCTAAAAATCATATTAATAGCAGTGTTCTTTTTCACAAATCTAGGTGTCGCAAGAATTTGCTCTTCTTCACCAGTCATCGGTCTAATGTGAATTATTCCATTCGTTGGTCCATCTGTCCCATCATAAAACTTTCCCCTACTAGGAAGCATTACTTCTTCGTAGTTAATGCTATTTTGCTTTAACGCATTCAAGATAGCATTAAGCTCAGGGTTTGCATTCATCATCACCATTGCAGTCGAAACGTCCATTTGCGACTTAGGCATTGGCGCAAAACCAGAAGTATCACCACCAAGTTGAGATCTGAATTGAGGAGGAATATTACCTGTGACTGCTCCAGCGGGAAAATTATTAAACTCTGGTGGTAGTCCTTGAGGTTGCCCTTGTGGCGGCATTTGCTGTCTTAAAGGATGATTTTCCGGTAAATCCATCTGTTGTTCTTTTGGCAAATTAACAGGATTGTTGCCGCCAAATCCGTTAGGTGTGTTTGGTCTTTGTGGTCTATAAATTTCATCAGCCATTATTTTCCCCTTATTCATTAATCTTATTTTTAATTTAGTGATATTTATTAAAAACTATATTGTAATAGGAGATTTTTTATGATACAAATTGGATTTCACAATGCAGCAGAACTGTTATTTCAGAATCAACTGATTAGAGAGTCTTTACCAAGACATAAACATCTTTTTGATTCTTGGGCATTATCACAAAAAATACCTCAAATGAGAAGCTTGGGAATACGATCAGTTGTAGATTTTCTTAACAACATAACAGACAAAGAAGTTGAAAAAATATCGGAAATATTTAAGTCTCCAATTGACATGATGAAAATAGAATTGAATTCTTTTAAAAATATTGTTGGGACAATTGATGATTTTGAATTACAATTACCTCTTAATACTAATGTGGCTGATTTGTGCGTTTACAGAAAAGGCAACAAAGTTTCTGTATTACTTTCAACGAGGTGATTATGTTTGAGATCATTGTTTGGACACTTGGATCTATCGGTATGACAAACATTATTGTCGAATCCGATATCGCTAAAGTCGTAAAAGATAAAATAAAACCATACTTGCCTGAGTTCATCATGAAAGGACTCAATTGCTACCAATGCACAGGTTTTTGGGCTGGAGCATTCACAACAACACTTTTGTTAATTTTTAATGAATGGGGATTTAACAAACTGCATTACATATTTTTAGGCGGATGCGCAACTAGCTTTTTAGCAACATTCTTTGCGTTCTTTCAAACCTACTTGGAAGCTAACAGTGTCATATCAGACTGAAACACAAATAATTTGTGATAATTGTGGCAAGAAATATCTTGAAAAAGATTTAGAGAATTTATTTCAGATAAAAAGGTCTGACATCCAGAATGCTATCAAAAAAGATGACGAAAAAGAAAAAATTAAAAAGCAGTTGACTCTTTATAGATGTAGATCTTGTGGGCATGCTTTGAGGGTAAGGAAATATGAGCGACCAGAACAAACAAAAAATTAAGAATTATGTTTCTTTGATGGATATCAAAACAGCAATGAAGGACGAAAAATTTCGTTCTACTTTGCCAGAATCACTCACGCCTGATGTTCAAAAATTCATCAATAATCCAAGCTGTTCTTGCAATGTTCCTCTGTACAAAAAAATCATGAAAGAAGCTAAAGAGCAAGTACTTACTTATTTTCCAAATAAAGAAGTCATGTCTCAAGAAGAAGAAATTGAAAGATTAGCTAAAAATAATTGGTATGTCATTAACTGTTCAATTGGCGATCTTGAAAAAGAAATGAAAAAATTACCAGCAGGAAGAAAGCAAGTTACAATGTCAAGGTACGAAGACCAAGTTACTGTAATCGTAAATGAACTTGACAATTTGTTTTAATTAACATCATATTTAGCCAATATATTGTTTATATTGGCTAACATTTTTTCAGGATGATTTTTATGCATACTAGGAATCATCGGTAGAAAATCGTATATTTTTCTACTCTCAGCCATTTTTATTGCATTTTCATAACAGTTTTTAGCACTTGAAAACAAATTCAATTCATACAAATAATCACCCCACAGATTTGTCAGTTCAACAAATGTTGGATACTTCTTTACCATCGACTGAATAAATTCATTTAAATCTGATGTGTGATTATTATTTTTTAATTTTTCATACACATACTGATATACTAAAAACAATTCATTCGGAGCTGGATCATTAACAAAAATGTATTCCTCCAATTTCGGTAAAAACAAACCTTTATCAGAATACACATGACACCAATCATCATTAAATTTTTTTATATTTTTAAATGAACTTTTAACAAATATCTTGGATATTTCATTTGACTTAGAATTACTTCTTTTTGATTTGATGATCCATTTATCTACAATTAAATTGTAATGAGATTTAAACGATTCTTCCTCATCCCACAACGCAATTTCTTCATCTGGATGAAGAACAAAAAAATAACTTTTATTGTAAAACAATTCTAATTCTGCAAAAAAATTCTTTTTGCTTTTTAACAAATTTAAATTTTTAATGTTTTTATCAAATGTAAAAAAATTTTTATTTTCAATATCATTGAATTTAACTAAACATTGTTCTTGTTCTTTCAAAGAATCAACAATTATTGCGCAATTTATTTTGATAACACTCATACTATATTGATAATATGAGTAATCATTATCTTGATAATAAATATTTGGAAAAAAATATTATCGACTTTCAGCAAGCTAAAAAGTTTAAAAAAAAATATGAACTGCTTAAGCAAGATTACGAAGCTCATAAGCAAAATGTGGAAACCCCTACGCTAAAAATCAGTGAAGAAAAAAATATTGAAAACGAAAAGATCTTAAAACAAAGTCAAGACAATCTAGCAAAAGAATTTTTCACATTGGCTGAGAATATTGTAAGATTTAGAAATTTCCAAAAAATAGATTATGATGATGCCGTCCAAGAAGGTGTGTTTATTTGTTTTGCGAAGATAGAGCGTTTTGATCCAAGTAGAGGCAGCAAAGCATTTAATTTTCTAACCACTTGCCTCATTCATCATTTAAGACAAATATACAGAACAAACAAAAACTTCGAAGAATTGAAGAAGAGATATCAAGATTTTTGTTACACGAAGATAAGCAAAGAAATGCCTATAAAAAGAATTTGATTTAAATTTTCATTTACGTTATCATTACAGTGAAGTTATAATAATATTTTTTAAGCATTCACGCTATGTTAGTGTGAATGCCCAATAGTCAATTTTATCGATTGGCTAATGGCAATTTTATTGTTTTGATGTTTTTGTTCCGAGGAGCTTAGTATGAAGAATAGATTTCTCGAAGGCATTGAAAGTAATGAACTTTTAAATATTCTCGAAAACAGTTACCTCAAAGAAAAAATCAATCTCTTACTTTCAAACGAAAACCTTGTTTATACAAAAAAAGGCAGATTGAATAAGTCTGGTGCTTGTCGCATTCTAGATATGAAAAACAAAGAACTAGAAACATTCCTTGAAGAATGCAGAAAAGTTCTTGAAGTTGATCAATTTTTAGACAAAGATGAATATCAGGCTTTAAAGGAAAGTGATTAAGGAATCATATATTGGGATGCAATAGAAATTATATTTCTGCTACATGCTTCCCAATAAGCTCTATCATATCTTAAAGTCATGTTAATCCTCATAGCATCGCTTGAGCCCATGCTAACTTCACCCCAGTCAACAGCAACAGGATAAGCATTAACGTAATTCCAAGCTTCTATTGCATATCCACAACCATCTAGCATAAATATTTGAACATTTCTTTTGAAATTACCGCTAGCACCACCCAAATAACCAATACCAACCTGATTACTATTTCCCATTTTTCTTAAATAATAATTAGATGTAATCCATCCCCAAGCAGGATTTGATTGCGCAACATCATATAAGCTAACTTGTAAATTGTCCCACTCAGGTCTACCAGCAAATCTTATAGTCTCTATAACATGGTTTACTTCAATTTCTTTATAAGAAAGCTTTGGTCTAGCAGATTTTTCTTCTAGTAATACTTTGTTATAAATTCTAACAGAACTATTACCAACATGCGTAACGTCTGGTATGTGCATGATAAACCGGTTTTGCCTCTTGAATACTACAGAAGAGGCAAAACCAATACCCATATTAGGCATAATTATTATCCTTAGAAGTTTGCTCCTACAGCAGAGCCGCAAACAGGTATGCTGCAAATTTCTCCAGCAAGTGGTGCGCAATTGCTTTCGTATTTAGCATAAGAATATCTAAGAGTTACTGCAATATCACATTCGCCAGACTCAGAGTAGCTCAAGTCCCCGAAGTTTATACTTTGGGGCCAGCAGTTAACTAAAGTCCACGTTTCAAGAACATAACCGCAACCGTCGAGAAGAAGTAGTTTTCCAGTTCCTGCGTAGCCATTACCAGCACCAGTTGGATCTACTGCGTAACTTCTTTGAGTTGCTGCAATTTCAGTTGAATTAGCTACACCGCTAGCTGGTGAAGCGAAGTTATAAACTCTGTTAACCCATCTTAGAAGATTAGTGACAGTTAAATCTCCGGGAACTGCCACATCGTAATATGTAAATTCTATGCTTTGGAAAGTGGCTTTACCGGGCAACCAAGTCTTTCCATTCAAGAAATTGATTTCTGTGCCATCATCAATTTCAAGATTTGGTCTGTTACCTGCTTTTACATACTTACCAGAAACACCAAAGCTGTTTGAACCACCGCCGCCTACGTTTTCTACAGAAAACAACCAGCGATATTTACGCTTAAAGGCTACATTGCCCAGTGGTCCAATCCCCATATTATTAACTGTACTAGCCATCAATCCTCCCTTGTATTAATATTTTTATTATTATGCTAAGGTTCTCACCAAGTTGAATTCAATAAATATAAATTCGATGGCGTAAACAGGCACAATGCCAATTCTTGCTCTTAGTTCATTTCTTGATATTACGTCTGATGTATTTAATTCTTCGTCGCACTTGATAACGAAATCCTGTGCGCCGTTGTTAGCAACAAGTCTTGTGAGAACCTGAGAGCAAGCTGTAACAAAAGAAGATCTTGTTGCAGCGTTGTTAGGTTCAAACAAATATTGTTTTGCAATGCTCTTGATTGACTTCTCGACATAGAACAACATTCTACGAACATTGACTCTATCAAGTGCAGTTGGAGTTCTTTGAAGAGTTTTCTGACCCCAAATTACGAATCCAGAAATATCTGGATAAGTGATAATTGGATTGATAGCATTGTTATTACCATACATTAAATCACGTTCAACCAAAGTTGGTCTGCTGAACACATTGTTAACATTTGGAACAAGACCTCTGGTTAAACCAGCTGGAGCGTACCAAGGACCAGACACTGCATCACTTTGGCAAATAGCACCAAGAACTGAACCAGAAGGAGGAACCCAAACTGCTATGTTATTGAACACATCAGTCATTTCAACCCAAGGGTAATACAGAGCAGCAAAGTCTGTATCAAGTCTAGTGTTGTTGAGAGGATGAACACCATTCTGCCAATCAATGATTTCATTGACAGTCAAACCGAATGGAGGATCAATAATTGCCAATGCGTCTTGACGATAAGTTTCACAAACGTCAATCAAAGCTCTTACAACAGCTGTTGAGCTTCTGCCGGGTGTTGCCACTAAATCAACATCAACCTGTTCTGGTTCTGAGAAGGTATAAAGACCTGTACCAGCAGTTGGATTTCCAATAATCAAGTCATCTTGAGCATCAGGATCAACAGGAATGCCGTCAGTTCCGCCTGTCAATAACAATCCAGTTGTTGCAGTGTTGGCAGGAGGAGCGGGAATTGCTGTATTGTCAGTAACCTTGATGTAATTGCTGACAGTGTTGATGTAAGACTCAACATAGAAAGAGGAAAATTGATTCTTGGTAAGATTACCCCAAGCTTCAACTTGCTGCCCATTGTTGTAAACTTGAATCTGGAAAGTTCCGTCATAAGGGCTTGTTGCAATTACAACTCTTGTTGCATTGCCTTCAATGCCGGGGCTATCTGCAAATATAGTAAAGCTAATATTGCTAGCACCATTAGAACTACCAGTTACTTTACCACCTTCTTCAGTTAGACCACCACCTGAAATTCTGATAGGTGACAAGCCTGATGCGGTTACATTGCTTAAACCGAAAACAACATCCATTGTACTTTCTGACTTCACAAGCAATTTGCTTCCTACACCATAAGTTAAGGTGTTGAAAACTAAATGATCTGCGCCATCATCATCAACATAAAAGCCACCCGGAAGAGAAGCTAGTTGAGTTTGAATTTCGGTTACAACTTGAGCAGTCGTCCAAGATGCACCAGCAAGTGCGGACAAGTCGATTACTTGGACTACGTCATCGATATTTACGTTTCCTGTGCCGCTAACAACTACCTGAATAGCAGTGGCAAGAACGTCTGAACCGATTCCTGCAAAGTTCCAAGTACCAGCTGAAGTATAAGCATCGAGAGGATAATGATCTTCAGTACCAGTCAAGATTGCTTGGGTCATAGAAGTACCCAAACCTACGATGCTGCTTACTCCACCGTAAATTGAGTCTTGGTGTGATACCAATTCAATTGAAGCGGCAGTACCATAAGCCCAAACAGAACGAAGCCCTAAAGTGCTGCTTCCTGTTTCGTAGAATTCAATACCATCAATTGAAGGATTCAACTGAAGATTCAAAAGATCGACGAGTTCAGTTAATGTGTAGCTATCAGCAGGAACTGTAAGAATTTTGCTGGCAAGAATGCCGTTAAGTTTCCAACTGAAGTAATAGTCATCTGCGAAAGTATAAGGACCAACAATGCTTCCGATGATGTCAACAATGCCGCCAGCAGATGGAACATCCACTGATGCAGAAGTAGCACTTGTGTTACTAGTTGGATCAACATCTGCTACTCTTGTAATTATTATTTCGCTTGAAACCCTGAGAACTTGTTGTGCCGCATAGATCAAATAAGGATCACTTGTATCAGGGTGTGGATTACCAAATTTTGTAACAAGATCAGTCAAAGTTGTAACACTAGTTGGTGTGTTGATTGGTCCTTTGCTAGCAAAACCAACCAAAGCAACCTTATGGAAGCTTGTAGTTGGACTAATAAAAGTCAAATCATTTTCTGTGATTCTCACAGAAGGGCTGATTGTGTTGCTTGCAGGAAAGCCTCGTAAAGTTGCCATTTTACTTTTCTCCCTCAGTCAAAATATTATTTGGTACATATCTAGTTTTGATAAGACCCATTTTTTCTACTCTTTCTATATATGCAGTAGACCTTTCATCTTCTAAATTATAAATATTTTTTTTAGAACCTAAGCCGGGTATATTTAAAGTTGTAAAAGAATTTACCTTTTTTTTACTCTTTATTACTAGTTGAACAGGATGCTTGCAAACATTTGTTATTTCTATCATGGTTGTGGTGCTATCTCCTCAATTTTGGCTAACACTTCGGTAATTTTCGATTCATCTACGGAATTTACAAGATCTGCTTTTACTACTTTGATCAAAGAATCGTAAAGTTTTGCAGGCATCGGCACAAAAGTTTCCGCTGTTAAATTAAATTGAAATTTAACAATTCTAAGTTTGGCATCTCCCGGCTCTGTTTCAAGATTACTAGCAATTGAATCAAGCCTTACAATCACTTCTTGTAAAATTCCCCTTACTTTTAGGTATGCAACCAAACTGAATTTTGTAACTATTTGCTCGAATATTTGGTTCATATCTTCTAATTGCATCGTCCATGCGTAAAGAGTATAAGCAATATTTATTGGTATACCTCTAGCAACCCCAAACAATGTCTCTCTATTACCATATTTCGGAACTTTTTGTGGAGAATTTCCCGTATACGCTTCAACATAGTTTAATGCTTGATGATAAGTATATCTTTTCACATCAAATTCATATCCTGTAGCACTTACTGCGAGCATTGGTAGTCTTATTCTATCAACAACTAATGTTTCATCTTTGCGAACATTTTGTTGTAAAATTGCTGCTACTGCTCTTTCTTGAGTTGCCCATATGATTGGAACTGGATGTGCCTTACCGTCTTCATCAATAACAACTATGTTTCTGAAAAGATCCATTATGCCTTCATCAGTTCCTCTGAGGGCTTTTGAATATCTATAGATTGTATTTTGATTGGTATCGCTTGTTATATCATTGATAATTTTGCCAGCTTGCATTGGATCGCAATTATTAGCTGCGCCATTTCCTAAGTTATTGACAAAATTATCTCTAAGCCAATCAGCAGCACCGTTGTCTCCAACATTGTTTTGATTATCTGGTTGAATATGACAATCCATGCCGGGAGGTGGATCTTGATTATTAGATCTTCCTAGTAAACTTGCATCTGGGCAAGGATTTATTTGTTTTTCATATTGGTTTGGATTCGGACCTATAGGTAGCATAAAATTATTTAGTCTTGTTTGATTGTATTTTTACTCAATTAGCATATGGAAAATAAAACTAAAGTTTTGTATAGAACTTACGGTGGCAGCATTGGTCCCCGTAAAATCAAGATTGAAATTCCCGGTTTTGCGGGAGAGTCAAATGATCATGGAAACGGAAGTAAGGCGCAGCCTTTTCATTGCTTGCCATTTGTTGATGGAAGCACATATGGCTTAGAATTGATATATCATTTTGAAACAACCACTATCGTCAAAAACATTAAAGGAAAAATTGTTTTTGAAGGTGATTGGTCTAAAGAAAAGTTAACAGCTAAATATTCTAATATTCCACCGTTTGGATTATTTGCAGATGGTCACTATGGATTCACGTCAAGTTTAGACATCCAGCCTCCACCAGATCATATCATTCGTGTAGAACCACATCCAAGCTTCTATACAGACACAACTTGGAGTACACCTTGTGCAGTTCCCGGTCACATTCAAGGAGAATTCTGGAGCAGTATTTTCTTCGTTGTTTTTAAATCTCCATTAGAAGGACAGCAGCAAATATTCCAAAAAGGAAGACCTTATGCACAAATTTTCATTCTACCGAAAAAAGTTGCATATGACATTGAAGAAATGCCAGCTGCTATAAAAAGCAAAAGAGAAAAAAGAAACGATATCGTTTTTAACAATAGAAGAAAAATTGCTAAAAATGTTTGGAAAGATAATCTGAATCAAGAGTTCGATGATAAATACAAGCAACTTAAAATGATATTTGAAAAGAAAGGCATTGAAGGCGTTGATGAGTTTTTGGATAAAATTGTAGCTTGCCCTGTTGTAAAAGGTAAACTACGCTACAAATTAGTAAATTATAAAAAACTTAATAAAACAAAAAAAGGCGTAAAATGAGCAGTTGCACAATTATTATTCCCACTTTGCAACTTGCTGAAGCTGCAATCAATTTTATGATCCCTCGATATGAAAAATCAAAAAGCATAGAAAAAGTAATCATAATAAACAATGCGCTAGAAGATAAGTTTTCCCCTAAATACAAAAATTTTAAAAAAATTCATATTATTCATGACCAACCAAATTTGTTTGTAAATCCTGCTTGGAATTATGGCATGAAATTAGTAAAATCTAAATATTACGCTTTGATAAACGATGATATATTTTTCCACACAGATCTTATTGGAAGTATAATAAACTTGCTAGAAAAAAATGAAAATATTAATTTATCAACAGTGAAAACAAAGATTTCGTATAATCATAATGAAATAATAAAAGAAATGCAAAACAACAAATTTAAAGCCAACATTTCTTATGAAATTAAAAAATATCCTGAAGAAATAAAACAAGGTTGGTTTATGTTAGGAAGAACAAAAGATTGGAAAGAAATTCCAGAATTACATGACAATATCATGTGTGGTGATGATTTTATTTACATAGAAAATCAAAAGAAATATGAAGGAGCTTGCATAATAACAAATAACATTGTATATCATATGGAAAGTACTTCTGTTCACAAAAGCAGAGAAATAGAATTAATGAAAAAAATCAGCAAACCTTGGTGAATTTATGAAAATTAAAATTGCTATTGCCACAAATATTAACTTTTGCAACAAAACTATACCTGTTATTGTTGAAACTTTATTAGCGTCTGGAATTGATCAGAACGACATATTAGTGTTTAATGGTGGATTTAATCAGAGAGAGAAAAAGTCAGAAAATGGAATTGAAACTATTCTACTTGATCACAATTCTTTTGAATACACACCTTTAATTGATATTGCTGAAAATGAATTGCAATCAGATTATTGGTTTCTTATTCATGATACCTGCAAAGTTGGCGAAAATTTTAAAAATCTTTTATATGCCGTTTTACCAAAAAATCCTGTAAAAGCTGCTTTAAAAACATCTCCAGCAATGTCTATTGGATTGTATAAGTATGAATACATATTAAAATATAAAGCAAAGCTTATTGAAATAAAAAATAAAGATTATACTTTAGAAGGATTGCAAAGATGGAAGCAATGGGGCATTGGAGCAGAAGATTACTTGTTATGGAAGCATGAGCCAGAAAATACTATTTTATTTCATCCAGACAATTCATTTAGAAAAATAACTGAACAAAATTGGTATCAAGAACCTACAAAAAGAGTTGTTGAGTATTATCACCAGTTGGATTTATACAAAAATAAATCCAACTGGCATCCTAAAAACTGGATGGAATTAAACCTTTAAACGCCGCCGTAGCCGCCGCCCATACCAGTGCCGCCACCGCCACCCATTCCGCCGCCTCCCATGCCGCCGCCCATTCCGCCACCACCCATACCGCCGCCAAAGCCTCCACCCATGTCTCCACCGCTTTGACCGCCACCGCCGCCTTGATCACCACCCATGTTTTCCATGCCGCCCATAGGTGGACCACCCATTTCGCCTACATTTGATGACTTTTCTTTGCCTTTATTTCCTTCTTCGTCTCCTTCTTCATCTTCTCCTTCTTCCCCTTCTTCTTCGTCTTCGTCATCACCATTAATACTGCTAACTAGATCTTCAATTTGCTTGATAAGATCTTCATATTGTTGACCTTTATCTTCATCCTTTGATTTCATATTTTTAACTTGATCTTTTAGTTTTTCGATAGAAGATTCTATTGTTTCTTCATCTTCTCCACCTTCGCTTGGAGCTACATTTGAATCATCATCTTCATCTTCAGGAGATTGTTTACCATTTTGGTTTTTGTTTTGTTGAGGTTGTCCGCCACCGGGTCCACCCATGCCGCCACCGGGTCCACCCATGCCACCACCGGGTCCACCCATGGGAGGAGGACCACCCATGCCACCCATAGGACCACCCATAGGTGGAAGACCACCCATGCTTGCGTCTTGCTCTCTCAGCTTCTTGTTTTGAATCAAGCTATACATTTCGAAAAAAGTCTTCATTTTCACTCCTAAACGATTTTGTAATCAGCATCTTCAGTTTTGCCAACAGAGGTTCCACTAACCGTATCTTCTTGGAATCTCTGGCAGATAAGTTGCAATCTCAATGCATTATATAGTTTAAATTCTCCCAATTTTCTTTCTATAATTACCCAGTCTTCATTAAGAAAAGGAGTTTTTATTCTACTTCCTATTTTGGGAGGATGACCGACAGCTTTTAATACTGCCCGATAATTTAATTCAAATGTCATTTCATCAGGGGAATCTATGCCAAATGCTGTTTGCATGTTCTGTGAAGGAACAGGTTCGTATACACACCACAATTGAATTGGATTTTGACTGAATATTTTTGCTCTTGACTCAACATAAAGAGGATCAACATTATTTATGTCAATAAAAAGTTCATAATAAAATAAAGGAGATCCGCCTAAACGAATAGTTTCTTCATCATAAATGTTAAATAAATCTCTTGCTGGATTTTGATCATCAAATTGTTGCAAACTGCCTGTTGGGCAATATGGCTTTCCATCTGGTCTGTATACTGTCATAATAATCCTTTATGCGCAACTGTTAAGAGACAATTGGCTTGTAATAAGAACTTGACCACCACTTCCCGGTAATTGGAAAGGAGCAGCAGTAAATCGTTCCAACCACAGTAAATCACCAGCCAAATTAGTGATATAATAGCCGTAAATTGTTGCACTTGTAGTGATATTGAATGTTTGTTCCGCATAACTTGCAGTTGTTATTCCTCCACCAGAAGTTGCTACTGTCCAACTAGAGGAAGTCAAAGTAATTGCTGCATAACCGCCAGAGGCAGTTTCAGTTACATCTCCAATGACCGTTGTTGAGCTTGGAGTTAAATTGTTTGAATAAAGATGCAAAATTGTGTTTGTAGGAGCCGAAATGTTAAGCAAATTATTCAACAATTTTACTTCGCTAGCGTTAGGAATTACGAGAGCCATAAATTCTCCTTCTTTTCTCTAATAGATATATAGTCATGGCACTTTACAAAAAAGATGGAAGCGTCTATAAATTAAATGGACCTAATCGTTTAATGATCTCACAAGAAAAATGGGATACATTTGCTACCCATAATTTAAAAAATTTAGCAAATTTTAAAATGGAATCAAATATTCCTCATGTGGTTATTGGTTTGAAAAAAGAACCAGAACCTAAAAAGGAAGAAATAATAATTCATAAAAAGGAAATTATAGAAGAAATTAATCCTATTGTTGAAGAAACGCCTGTAATTAAAGAGATTCCAAAGCCGCAGCCGCAAATAAAAAATGAATTTGAAGAATTTGATAAAACAATCATATATTGCGCTTTGGCGAAGAAAGAAGAAAAGAAAGACAATTTGTACGATGAAGTTACCGTAAGAATTAGATATGTGGAAACATTTACATTCGAATCTATAGTTTTATCAGCTAATGATTTTACATTAATATTTTGGACAAAATTAGAAAAATTAACTGTAGGATCTGTTTTATATCCACAAAATAATTCAAAACGCTGGTGGGAAATAATAGAAATAGAGAATGTTCCCGGTGGTTACAAAGTTGTTTGTGTAACCACCAAGACCACTCCTGCTTTTTAGTGATGTTCAGTTTTTCTAAACATATCTGTTATTCTTCTTCTAACTTCACCAGCATTCGCATCTTCGCCTTCCCTTTGTCTAATAGTCCCAGCATCGCCTAAGTCTTTTTCTACCAGACGATTGCAAGTGTGCAAAATAACCTTTTTTATCAATCTTCGCATGACTATATCGCTTGGACTCTCAATGTCAAAAATTCCAATATTTCTTAAACATTGATCTCTAATAAGATTGACAAATGATGTGTAAGTACGGTTATCTGTTGGATTGCCTTGGTTGTTTGCAAAAACTTTAAACAGAATGTTAAGATCTGCATCATAATTTTTATTAATAAAATCTGCTATAATAGGAATTAAATTGTTGTCATCATTGATATAATGATTTAAATTAGTCGCAGCGTTTACAACATTGCTTGATGCTGGTCCTCTTGCGTGAGGTGTATTTTTTTGTGGATATATACCTCCACCCAGTACTCTGTCCCTTTTGTCCAATATGCTTGGAATTTGCGCTTCATTATCAAACTGCAAAAATATTTTTTGCCTTGATCTTCCTGCTGGAGAAATATTTGGATTTTCTAGCACATCGCCCATGTTGTAATGATAACCAACACCACGAAGATTAAATATGTTGTTAGGACTGTCAGCAGCAATTAAATCATCGATTTGGTCGATTTCACCCTGAACTCTTTCCATCGCAATTTCATTTCTGGCTAAATTTCTTTCTGAAGTCATTCTTTGTCTATTTGTTCGCAACTGTTCTAGTCTTGTTTGAGCATCAGCCAGTTTTGCTTGTAATTTTCTTCTTACTGTTTCAACGTGAAATAAAATTTTACCCGGTTTTAATTCAGGCACATTTCCAGCTCTACCCAATCCAATTTCTTCTGGCGTTCTTGGTCTTGTAGACACTCTGTATTGTGAACTTGTTTCAGGATCAACATAAAATTTCCTTGGTTTTTTGTCCGTGTCAAGTTCTGTTTCATCAGAATAATGCGGTGTTTTATGTGTCATCAAATCGATATCTGCTAAAGCATTAACTAGGTTTCTTTCAAAAGGCATGTTCACCCCAACACACGCTTGAATCATTTCAATAATTTGATCGTGATCCAATTCATGTGCTTCAGCAGTGCCTACGATTTCTTCCAATCGCTCTGGAAAGTATCCACTACAAGCTCTTCTGTAAGCATGTCTGCTTTCGTCGTCTGGGTTCATTCTGGAAAATCTATTATAAAAAATTTCCAATTCATTATCCTCAATGTCTCCGTTTGCTCTAAGAATTTTTTTAAGCCTGTTGATGTAATTTGAATAATAATTTTTTAATGGATTTTTATAAATTGTATTGTCAAGGGTTTGATCTCTAGCTTGTTTGTTTGCCACATATTCTTCTCTAGACCTACGTCTGTGAGTTTCTTGATCTTCAATGCTTCCGGGCATATCAAGCAATCCTTGAAAACCATATCCAAGCCATGCTTGCAAGTTATCAACTATTACATCATTTTGAGGTGAATAAAATCCTAAAGTTCTCCATCCTCCATTTTGATTTTCTTCTGGAATAGAACTATCAAAATTTTGTATTTTGCTTAGATCGTAACCCTTTGTGCTTGATCCTTTTGGTCCTTCAATTCTCTTGATAAGTTCTGGAATATAACATTTTACTTTCTTGATAGTTGTTTCTTTTGCTCCGTGTCTACCTTTTTTTATAACGAAAACGTAATTTCTTGTTACTGGTCTTATCCTCATCCATACCCCACCTCTATCTTGTCTTTCATCAAGCATGGAATCTATTTGATTTTTGGCACTGTTATAAGCCATTTGGCTTATTCTGTGACGAGATCTTGCATTTGTTGCGGTGTAAATTCGTCTTAAATTTTGTTCTATTCTTTGCGCTTCAATGTTTATTAATTCGTAATACTTGGCAGTAGTAGATTCACCTTGCAAATCTGTCAAATTTGATAATGTTTTATTTTCTCTAGCTTCTTCTCTTTTCAAAAGTGCGTTAGGCAAATCGTAAAAATAACGTCTTTTAATAGCTCTGTTCCACAAGTCAGTTGGGAATTGTTCAAGAAATTTTATATCATCATCACCAAATAGAAAAAAACTATGATTAATGTGACCAGCGTAATATTCACTAAAAAGTTTCATGTTATTCCTCAATTTGACATCATGATTATATATACTATTATGGCATATTCTTGTTCAAACAATACGATGTATTTCAAACGCCCAACAGCAGAGGCGATGAATTGTAGTAGCAACGACTATAATCTTGGTGTTTCTGATCCTTTAGACATAGGACAGCTATCACCAAGACCCAACAGAACAAAAGTCAAATCGCAAATAAGAGATTATATTCTCTTGATGCTTGGCGCACCAGTAGTTACGATTGAATTAGACGATCAACAACTAGATGCTGCCGTAGATTTAGCACTTCAAATTTATGAAGATTATGCTCCAAGAGAGTTCTTTCAGTATCATGTTTTCAATACAATTCCCGGTAAAAGCATTTACACAATGCCTCCTGATGTTGGATTTGTAAGAAATGTTTTCTACAAACAAATGGCAACATTTAGTTTTTCTTCATCTGATTTAGGTGGAGCAATTCCTATTGAATACTTTTATCCCGGTGGTGCATACGCATCGATCACAGGCGGTATGATTGACTCCGTAACTCCTATCTGGGGTCGTGTAGGTGAATGGAGTTTGTACAAAGAATACGAAAGAACTTATGCTCGTAGTGCTAGTAATCTAGGTGGTTGGGAATGGCTTGGGGATTATCAAAACATTAAGCTTTATCCAATTCCAAGAAGCTCAAATGCAGTTATAGTTCATTATTTACAAAAGAATAAAGATTGGCAAAGAGTCAATCAAGCGATGCAAGAAGGTGCTCTTTCACATGCAAAGATTATGCTTGGTCGCATTAGAGGCAAATATACTAACTTGCCGGGAGCGCAGGGCGGTGTTCAGTTGGATGGTAAAGATTTGATTACAGAAGGGTTACAGGAAAAGAAAGATTGGGAAGAAAGATTGATTACCAGATATGGTGATATTCCTTATATTTCTATGGGATAAAAAATGGATAATAAAAATCAAAAATTTAATGAAGGATCGCAGAATACAAGATATTCTGTTGAGGTAAATTTTGATACTACAAAAGATGATTGCCTTTTATCTTATGCAAAAATAATGCTTGGCTACATAAGCGCAGCAATGAAAAAAATGAATTATCATGTAAAGCTTGTGTTTTCTGAAAAACCTTTAAGACTAATTGTTGCTTCCAGAAATTGGGATGATGGTGAATGGGTAGGAATGATTGCTTACAATCATGAAAAAGATCATTTTACAATGTCAAAGGGATTTTACAATAGATTGCACAAAACTGTTTCTGTAGAAAATACCGAATGTCTTGAAAATCCAATAAATGCAAAAATTTTGTCCCTCAAATTGAGGGACATGATGAAAAGCTTAGAAGGAAAAAAAGATCGTTTTGTACTTAATTTTAGAAAACTTAAGTTCAATCAGTAATAATTTTAATTCCGGCAGAAGGACTTTCGACAAGAAGGACTTCGTCAAGCTTTTCGCCTTCGCCTTCCTTCAAAATCTTCTTCTTACCTGCTGAAACATGTTCAACCTTACCTTCGTTGGTAACAATAGGCGGTTGGTCAAGAATGAGCTTGTGTTCCACGATTACCTCCGGTTTGTGTGGTCCGATATATCGAATCATTCCAACTTTTACATATTCTTGAAAACTCTTATCAGCAAAAAATTTACTTTTTGGCTTAATGATTGTAAGATTTTTGTATGCCGGTTTAGGCAACATTAAATCATAGGTGTGATGATTTTCGTACATATGCAGTTCTGTATTATTCATAACTATATAATAGTCATGAATAATAAAAATAAAATTCCAGAATGGTACGAAATTTATTCCCAAGGTACTCCAGAAGGCGAAGAAGAGAAGAAATTTTTCATTAGTTTAGCAAGAAATAAAAAATATAAGAATTGGCGTAGCGTTTCGGCAATATCAAAAGAAACAAATATTTCTCAAGAAAGAGTAGAAGAAATTATTTTCAAATATACTAAAATTGGATTGATCATCCAAAATATATCAAATACTGAATTTTGGGGTTATTATCACAACAATCTTGATTCAATACCAGCAGAAAAAGATTCAGTTATTATCGAGGAAAGAAAGAAACTTTTAAATAAAAAAACAAATCCTTCACCTTAACTTATGCGATCATGATGTGTGTAGCGGAATTGTCCATGATCTACTTTTTTCTCATCTACTTTCGGACCCATCTTAAACAAGGCATCAGCGGCTGTTGGCATGAAATATCCAGCTGTGTAATGAGAACGAATATAGGCATCGGGATAAGCCCAATGCGCTATACCAGCTCTTCTAATTGATTCTAAAATATTTGGATTTCTTTTTTCCAAATATTCAACAAAATTCATTAAGCGTTCAATTCTCTAGGACCACCCCTTGCAATTTTGCTAGCTTGGAGCTTAAATGGAGCATCAGCGGCAATTGGAGTAAAATAGTTAGAAGGATACTGTCCTCTTGCATAAGCATCTGGATAAGCGTATGGAGCGATACCACCACGTTTGGCATTTTCGTTAACAGTCGGAATCCTTAATTTGTTATCAGATGCCCAATCGGTAAATGTTTTCATGTATTACCTCTTAAAAAAATTTTCCTTATTCTTATTTAGATAGATCGTTTCATTTTTATGTAAATTATGTCTAAAAAATCATTGCAATTTACTGCTACATCTTTTGAAGAAATTGCTGAAAATGCAGGAGCAGAAAATATTCGTCTGTGTACAATTTGCAAAACATACTGCTATGCAAACGAATTTAAAGACAACGAAGATGCTTGTGTTTTCTGTTCAAAGAAAATAAAACAATTCAAACAAATAAAAATTTTTACATTTAAACCTTGTTTATACTTGTTTCATAAGTTAGGAATTTCTAAAAACGATCTCGAACAAATTGAATACCAACAAATGATTTGCGGAATAAAATCAAATTTTCTTGAATACAATTTTAACAATATGATTTGGTATATTCATGAAGAAGAAAATCCAACAAACATATATAAAAAATTTGTTGAAATATTTGATTATTATAAAAGTTTTAATATTTTATCAAAAAATCATTTCAAGAACACAGCTGATAAATTTAAATATATGTTTTTAAACAAATACCCTTATGTTGCTATCAACTTTGTCGCCAGTGATTTTCATGTTGATCAATTAAATTTTTCGAGTTTTTTGCAAAGAGAACGTCTTTTTATTTGACTTGCTCGTTAAATCTTACTATTTTAAATTGGGTTTTTAAGTGTCTAAAAGGCACACAACAGAATGCGCTTTGAATTTGGCGCAACACAAAGGGAGAGTGTGATGAATACTAGTACTACCAAGACTGTTAAAACTGTTAAGAAGGTTAAGCCAATTGCTAAGGCAACTGCCACTAAGGGCAAGACTGCACCTTCTGCTAACAGCATCCGTTATCGCATTATGACAAGGTTGGAAGGTTCAAACGAAGTATATGAAGCTACTGCCGAAATCCCCGGATTTAAGGCAACAAAGGTATTGCGTAACGATGGCAGTACTATTTTCACCACTAGGTCTGCTCTCACAAAGGCATGTCGTGATCGTGCCAACGCTCTCAAGCGTCTTCCTGTTTTTGATCTTGGCACCCCAGCTACCAAGAGTTCCCCAAGAGCCAAGAAGGTTGCCACCTTCACTCCAGTTAGCGGTGCTTGCCCAGTAACTGGCGCTTGTGCTTCATCCTGATATATCTTCTAAATCAACTAGGCAAGACCCAATCACGCTTTTTAGTGATTGGGTTTTGTCTTTTCTGTATATCCTAATATTCGGATACCATTCAGAATAATCCCCTGTTTTACCCCAACGCCAATCAGGCTTATCACTTACAATTACCGCACTAGGAATACCAACTGCTCCAGCAATATGTATAGGCAAACTATCAACACTAATAAAATAATCCATTTGTTCTAAGCATTTGACAGTATCGTTTATAGAATTTAATCTGTTCGACAAATCAATCACTTTATATTTTTCTAAATTTTTAGAAAAATCAATAATTTCATCAGAATGAACATATTTTCTTGGTCTATTGTCTTTTTGAAAAGAATAAATTTTATATTTGTTGAAATCTATCTGACTTAGAAAATCTTCTGCATAACAACTTCGCTGATAGTCCATCGGATGCGCTGGATTACCTGCCCAAACAATTCCAACTTTTTTGATGTTTCCTGTGTAAGCATAATTTCCAAGCCTATAAGGCTCAGGTATTTCTGTTGATCCAAGATAATACGGTAAACTTAGTATTGATATTCCGTATTTCGTTGTAGTTTTTATCTCTAGTTCAACTCTTAGTCCATTGCAAATTTCTTTGAAATTTTCACTAGTTGCAAAATAAGAGTTTTTGTATTTATCTTGGAATTCTTTCAAAAACCTCAAAAACATTAAATTGTCACCAGATCCTTGTTCCATGAACACACACAATTCCATATCTTCTTTTAATTCTTTTGGTCTTTCCAAATTGCGTTTTTTCATGTAATCCATAAGACTTTGATAACATTTATATCTTGATTCATATCTTTTCCATGCTTCTTTGTAATTTTTTTGAAAAGCTAATGCATGGAAATAATCTACTTCAACTTCTTTATTGCACTGTTCGTTTGCTAGTGCTTTTTCAAAGCAAGGAAAAGATTCTTCATATTTTCCAATATCAGCTAAACAGCAAGCTTTATTAGCATTCAAAAACCATTCATTAGGCGATATTAATAATGCTTGATCAATTTTTTTTACAGCAATTTGATGTCTATCCAATTGTGTCAAAGATAATGCTTGATTGCAGTAGTAAGCTGCTTTATTTGGATTTAATTTTATTGCTTTCTGAGAAGCAATAACAGATTCAACAAATTTTTTTCTATCTTTGAGATGAATCGCATAATTGTTCCAGTCATCTGGATTGTTATACTTCTGACATAATTGCGGCAGAAGTAAATCATTTTCATCCATTTTTTTCATTTTTTGTTTTATAATTGTAAGATATTGATAGTATTTGTGATCATCAAAAACTTTTATTGCTTGTTCTAAAACTTGTTCAGCCATTTGAATATTTTTTGACTTAAAATATTCATTAAGAGTTTTGTCAAGTTTTTGCTTCAAATCTTCTAAATTAATTTCTTCCATAATATATAAATTAGTATGAATAGGAGGCTTCATGGCTTGCGGATGTGGGAAAAAAGGTAATTTACCAAAAAGAGTTGCTAACGCAATCAAACCTACTGTGCAACAAAATATTGTTCGTTCAATTGGATCTAATAACACCGAACCACAGATTGAACAAACAGCACCTGTCGGAATGGACAAAAATCGTTTAGAAATAGAAAGAAAAAGAAGAGAATCTATAAGAAAATCTTTAGGAAAAATGATTTAGACAAGTATATATATAAAATCAAGTTTTTGGAGACAAAACACATGTTGAATTATGATAAATGGAAAAAGCTAAACGAAAGCTTTATGTCTTTGAGTCCCATGAGTTTAAAATCTCCCAAGGGATTTTTAGCTTACAGTCCTCTTAATGAAAAAATTGATGAAGAAGATATGGAAGAAGAAGATGAAGAAGACATGGAAGACGATGAAGATATGGAAGACGATGAAGATTTAGACGATGACATGGAAGACGATGAAGACATGGAAGACGATGAAGACATGGAAGACGATGAAGACATGGAAGATGATGAAGACATGGAAGACGATGAAGACATGGAAGATGATGAAGACATGGAAGATGATGAAGACATGGAAGATGATGAAGATATGGAAGACGATGAAGACATGGAAGATGATGAAGATGTAGAAGACATGCAAGATGAAACTGGCGAAGTAGAAATTGTTGAAGATGACATGGATGATGATCATCACGGTCATGATCACGATCACGGCAAAATGGTAGTTGCTAAGAAGTGTGGATATTGTGGTTCGTACATGAAAGCAGAAAACAACACTCCAGAGTTCAATGGTTGGTTGGAAAGCGTCAGATCAATAATCAATCCTCATGTAAATGAAAAGTTGAATGGCAACATTCTTAATGAAGGTGTTATTCCTCCACAGCTTAGAAAATATGTTTTGGGCAAGAAAAAAGGCAAAAAGAAGAAGAGCAAAGGTGGCTGTGGCTGCTGCGATAAATGCAAATGCGGCGAAATGAAAATGAAAGTAATGCCAAAGAAGTCAAAAAAGAAAAGCTATAAGATGTCTGCGAAAAAGATGACTTCTATGCCACAGAATATGCCTCAAATGCCACAGAAGATGTCCAAGAAAAAAATGTCTGCTGCACATCAAATGCCACAGAAAATGTCCAAGAAGAAAATGTGTGCTTCATCTAAAATGCCACAGAAGATGTCCAAGAAGAAAATGTCTGCTGCACCTCAAATGCTTCAGAAAATGCCACAGAAAATGTCTTGGAAAAAATCATCTAAGAAGTGAATGAAGTAAATAACTAGTTAAGCCTCTGGTGTAGTTGTGCCAGAGGCTTAATTTTTTAATAAATCTTTTAATTTATTGTTCTTTATCCATTTTGTAAAAAAAACATTTTTATTTCTTTGCATAAAAGGATGATTTAAAGATTTTGAATGATGCTTTTTATGATAGATTAAAGATGCTGGTTCGAATATAACTTTATAGCCTCGTTCTTTCAAAGTCATACACATATCTGCGTCTTCACAATATCCTACTAAATATTGTTCATCATACATTCCTATTTCAAAAAATAAATTTTTTCTAATAGCAACACAACATCCTGTAACCATTTGTCTTTCACTTGTTGTCAACATCCCTGATGGAGCGTTATGAATATAAAAAGGATTGTTTAATATTTTGCCTTTGTAAATCCTGCCTCCAATGTGCAAAAATGATTTATGTGAGTTACTCCATTCTGATCCAGCACTATCAACAGCACCATCGAATTTGCCACCCCAACGTAATTGAAGATTTCCAACTATCCCAACTTTTTCGTCTTGAAGGTGTTGAATTAAGGGCTCTATCCAATTATTCGTGACCTTGGTGTCTGCATTCAGAAAAATTAAATAATCGCCTGTAGCGTGTTTAGCGCCCCAATTACAATTGCCTCCATAACCACGATTTGTTTCACTTTCAATAATCTTGATGCTGTATTTTGCTGTTAATTCTTTTTCATACTTCATGCAAATTTCAAATATTTTATTTTTTGTTTTATTAGGACATGCATCATCGGCAAATACAATTTCTATTTCAATTGTATTTGCAGCATTAACAAAAGATTCAACTAACGATTCAATTACATCTTGGCTTTTGTAAACAGGAACTATTACAGACACTTGTTTTGTTTTTTGATTGTAAAATTGATTCGGCAAGTTCGTAAAATGCGAACTTGCTTTTAGTTTCATCATAGCTTTTTTATTTGATTTATTTGTTCTATTAATTCATTTGGCATGAAATTACTAATAAAATTTAACAATTTTTCTGCGTTATTTTTATCGCAATTATTTATTGTGTTTTTTACAATGTCTACATCGTAGCCAAAGCAATTATACGAAATTTGATCTTCATATTGGTTGATAGACCAAAATTTTTCCCATATCTTGTCTTGCATGCTATAATAAACAAAATTAACAATATTGTATATCAAAGCAATATATTCAGGCTTAGTCACCCACCAAGAACTTAAAACTCTATATTCAATTCCATAACTTTTCGATCTGTAAGCACCTGCTTTTCCAAAAGCTTGCCTTCTATTGATTTGTGTGATATCTTTGTCTAATATGATACTTGGAATTCCTAAAAACAAATCAAGCATATAAACAAACAAAGGTTTGATAATAGGGTCTAACAAATCTTCTTCTTCATTATCACATCCTATATGGATGTGACCACCACTTGTTCTAAATCTACTTGTTTTTATAAAGTTTTCTATGTCTTTGTTGAAAGATAAGCTGTAAGCATTTGTTTCATCATTACATCCATTTTCTAAAGCATTTTTATCCCGAACAATTGATTCATCGATTATTGCAGCAGCAGTAAAATCTAATTTGCAAGGATTAGCTAACTTTTCTAAAAGATAAAGTCCATTGGTCATGCTAACTATAAAATCTTTGCCATTGTCACATGGGGGAATATTAAATTCTGCCAAAACATTGTCATAATAAATTCTTATTCTTTTCTTTTTATAAGGTGCTTGCTTAGTATAATCGATGTGCGAGGCAGCATTGACAATTTGATCAGAAGTGTTCCGCAAAAAGCATTCAACATCTGATCCAATTTTCATTTTAAGCTCCTTAAGGTATCAACAGGTGATACGCCATTGGTAACAAATTAAATTAGAATTGCTAAACAAATTATTCAAGTTACAAGCGCAAATAACTATATATTA